TAAGTCGTTATCGTCTAAAAATAAATCCATGAATTTTCTTTTACGAGGTCCTAATCTTTCTGCGGCTTGCCTAGCTTCCTCTTTCATTTCCTTGATTGTATCTTCTTGTTGGTCAAGCTTTTCAATCATAGCCATATACTTATCTAAGTCTATTTCTACTTCATTCCTACTGTTATCTTGGTTTTCAGCCATTATCCCATTCTCCTATTTTCCGCTTTTATGCGTTCGTTTTCTTCTGCTATATGTTCCTGCAAAAGAGCTATGTATATCTCCCTTTCCCACGGTACCATATCATTTAGTTCTGTTAAACTATATCCATGATGTTGCATCATTGCAAAATTAGTCTTATAATGGTTAACAAGACTATCGTGCGAAAGGCCTATGTAAAAAAACTTTGTAAGCCCTTTAATTCTTGTGTATTATCTTTTCCACAAGCACACTTATAATCAATTGTACATGATACTGCTGGCATTGAATTAAAAAAGTCTGTCAATTTCATAAATTGTACTGAACTTAATGATTCAATAAAATTTGTTAATGATTTTTTAGATTCATTACTTGAATCATATACATCATCAGCATCAAATACAGAGTCAATACAAGCAATAATCATACTCATTGCTGAATCAACTCCTTCATCTCCAACTTCAGTGAAACTATTTACTTGTTTTACTGATGGATATTTCATTATAACACCAACATCATCTGTTAGCATTATTTTAGTTTCTTCATTATCAACTATCGGTTTTTGAATTTCTTCAAAATCAATTTGTACATCACTACGTACATCACATTTTTCATCATTACATTTCATTTTTAAATCAATCTTTTCACCAACTGATTTAGCTCGTAATGCTAAAAATAAAGTTTCAATGTCAAACATTGCTAAACTTTCAACATCATCGATATCATCTACACAAGATTTAATAACATCTATGGTAGCTTGCATAATAACCTTTTGGTCATTAGTCTCCATAGCCATCATTAATATCTTTTCTTCCTTCACTAGGTATGGTCTATACGTAACTGTTTGACCAGTTGACGGTATTTCAATACTATACCTTGCTGTATTTAGCTCTGGTAAAGCCATAATATTTCTCCTATTATATTATCCAAATACAGATAGCGCACTTCTTATGCTGCTACCCGTACTACTTAACGCACCTTGCGGTACATATTTATCATAAGCAAAACTCACATTCAATTTTTGAATCTGGCTAGTGCTTTCGTTAGAAAACGCTATTTCACTCATACTTACAGGGAATGCTCCCTCCAATTTTATACCATATATTGGTATATCTTGTTCATCTAACTGTTGTATTATTACATCAGTAACTATATCTTCTTTATATGCGATACAATATTTATCTGTATCTACTATACTATTTATCCACTTATCAAAGAGAGTTTTCATATAATAATCATTTGTAAGTAAAAAACCAAGTGAAACATCATCATGTATTGTACCATAAGGTATTTTTTTAGATTGTCTTACTGTTTGATGTTCAAATGTACTAATTTGTTTTCCTGGTATTGATACTGAATCACAAAGTAATGCAATGTCTCTTGGATCGTTAATTAAATTCTTTGCATTAAAATTGCCTGATATGGCTGATGAAATAATACTTTCGACATCAAAGTTTAATAGTGAACCACTTGGTGGTGTAAACATTACATTGAATCTATTAGCCTTTGCTAATCCACCTTTTTTAGATACTGTTGATTTTAGTCTGTCTATACTCATTTTTTCTTCCTATTTCTCATATAATAAGCTTTAGTATTTTTGATACTTATACCTCCAGTACTTCTTGCAATTTTAGCACTTTCGTTCCATATAGCAGTTTTACCTTTTTTCTGAAATTGTTCTACTGGTAAGAATATAGCAATCTCCCAATCAGTCATCGGAACTCTTGAAAACGCTGAACGTACATTAGTTCCTAAATAATGTTTAAAACATGGTCTAAATTCTTTAAATTTTCTTACGCCCGATATTAAATTATATCTTAATTGTGTAAGCCGAGAACTTTCAGTAGATTTAGCTGGTCCAAATGCCATTAGGTCATCTAAAAATTTTGCTCTAGTATTATAATTTAGATAATGTAGATTTAATCCATAGAATCCACCAGGCGCGCCATCAACCATTATTGTTAATGGAAACCTGTCATAGTAAGGTAAGGTTTGTTTATGCTTAGGGTCATAAAAATACATATACATGCTTCCACGTATATTTTGGCCAGTTCTGTCTAAAGCAGAATCTTGTAAAAGAGATGTTCTAGATATTTGTAAGCCTTGCACATTTTTTTGAAACCAATCACGTGATTGTTTAGTACGAGTTCGTATTCCGCTTCTAAATGCGTTTGCTTGTAGGGTATCGAATAAACTTGCCATATATCTATTTATACAGACTTACAGTATCTTTATGCCTAAATTCTTTAAAGTTTCTTCTGTCCATACTTGAAACTTCCAACCTTTGTATTCAGCAAATTGAGCAGCTGCTTCCCATTTATCTTGATTCTTACTATATGTAATCATCTCATTAATATATTTTTTAGTCTTACGACTACGTTTTTTAGGTGGAATGGTTTGATTTTTTGGTTTAATTTCTATTAAATAAGTCTTTTTGTCTTCCATCTGTATCAAAAGATCGACGAAATACCTATGCAGTTTTTTATCTACTGTACATTTATAAGGTACAACTACCTCTTCTGAATTCCACATCTTTACTTTTGGATTGTTTTCACACCATTTAAATGCTTGTCTTTCCCACAAAGATCGATATACAACCTTTCTTGCATCACCAGCATATTTTTCTGGACGTTTTATTATGTATCTACCGCTATAACTCATATAAATAACTCTATAGTATTAATTAACATAAAAGTATTTATATAGGAAAAAAGTATGGGTGAACGTTTCAACACATGGAAAGCAGAAAGAAGTGCTAAAAGAGCGGCGAGAAAAGCTGAGAAAGAGGCAAAGCGACAAGCTGAACAAGAACAGCAGGGTTTTATCGATTCAATACAAAACTCTATAGAAAAAATAAGTGATGACACTGTACAAGAAAGAGTTGGTATATCAGCATCTGCAAAATATCATTTTCCAAGCGATATATCTGATGGTGCTGAAGCCGGATATCCTCTTATTCGATTTGGTATAGGACAAACCAATGGAACAAAAAATGTATCAATTATATTACATCAACCTCCAGGCCTTACAATATCTGATGGTGCAAATTATACATCATTTGATGCCGGCACTTTAAAAAGTATTGCTGGTATAGCATCAGGATTAAAAAGCGGAGGAACTAGTTCAGTTACAGATGCTGATATTTATGCTACAGCTCTTCTTGCAAAAGATAATCTTGCTAGTTTAGCTGGTGGAAAAATTGATAAAATAACAAGTGCTGCTGCATTAAAAGCCGGTATTGCAACAAACCCGTATACAAGAACGGGATACGAAAGTACTAATGTGAGAGGATATACCTTTAATTTTAAATTAGTTGCAAGTAATCAAGAAGAATCTGATATGGCTGTTGCTATTGAAAGAACTTTTAGAAAATTTTTATATCCTAAGAGGGCGGGTTCAGTTGCTTTAGTATATCCACCGTTATTTAATATACAATTTTTAGTTTTTGGACTAGAAAATGAATATATGCCTAAAATAAAACCTAGCTATTTAACAGCATTAGAAACTTCAATTAACGAAACTTCAGTAGCAATACATGAAGATAGTGGAGCTCCGATAGAAGTTGATTTATCACTTACGTTCCAAGAAGAAAGAGTTCTCGTACGTCAAGATTTATATCCTACTGATGATGACATAAAAGAAAGTTCTGGATATTATAGTCCTAAAGGACCAAGTTTAGTAAATATATAGGAGTTATAATATGAGTTTTTTTAAACATTTTCCAAAAGTACAATATGATTTTAATCGTACTGGTGTTAAACAAAATATGGTTGATTTATTTAGAAGTGTAAGACCATTACCTACTTTTATAGATAACTTTTCAGGATATAAATATTATGAAATAAAAAATGGAGAACGACCTGATATAGTATCAGGTAGAATGTATGATTCACCACATTTTTATTGGACATTCTTTCTTGTTAATGACCATTTACATGATGGATATAGAGCTTGGCCAATGAGTCAAGAAGCTCTTCAAAGTTATATGGCGACATCATATAATGGATTTGCAATAGAAACTAATCCACAAGTACTTAATAATCACCAAAATAGTTTATCAGGCCGATTTAAAATGGGCGAAACAGTTACTGGTTCAGTAAGTAGCGCAACTGGAAAGGTTACGAAAAAAATAGTCGATTTAAGTCAGTTAATTGTACAAGATACAACAGGAACATTTATAGGTTCATCAAATGGAGCTAAAGAATTAATTGTAGGAGCAACATCAGAAGATTCAGTTTCTACTTATAATGTATACAAATACATTGACGC